GCAGCAGCCTGACCGAGTGGGCCCGTGTTGCGCTATCTCACGCGGGTCGTCAGCCCGCCGCGCATCACCGACTCCTGTTGCGTGAGCTCGAGGGAGTCGCAGACGGAACGGCCGATCGATTAATGGTGCTGATGCCCCCGGGCTCCGCAAAGTCGACCTACGCCTCGGTCCTGTTCCCCGCTTGGTGGTTCACCCAGCACCCGGCCAGCTCCATTATCGCAGCCTCTCACACCGCCGATCTTGCCGAACACTTTGGCCGCCAGACCCGCAACCTCATCCTGGCCAACGAAAAGCGCCTCGGCTTTACTCTAGCGAGCGACAATCGCGCCGCCGCACGCTGGCAAATTAGCACGAGGGGAGAATATTACGCAGCCGGGATCCGCGGGCCAATCACCGGCCGCCGCGCCGACCTCGTCATTATCGATGACCCAATCAAATCGCAAGCCGAGGCGGATAGCCCGAGCCTTCGCGAACACATTTGGAATTGGTACCGTTCCGATCTGCTGACTCGCCTCAAGCCAAGAGCCCGAGTCGTTCTCGTAATGACCCGCTGGCACGAAGACGATCTCGGCGGCCGCTTGCTCGATCTTCAACCCAACGAATGGCGTTGCCTACGTCTCCCAGCGCTGGCTGAAGCCAATGATCCCCTGGGCCGGCCATACGCCGCCCCGCTGTGGCCAGAATGGGAAGATGCCTCATCTCTGGCGCGCAAGCGGTCAGCTATCGGCGAGCGCGCCTGGGCTGCCCTCTTTCAGCAAACACCTCATCCTCCCGACGGCAACCTTTTCGCGGTCAAAAATATCCAGATTGTCGATACACCGCCTGCGCCCGCCGGACGCGTCGTACGCGCGTGGGACCTAGCCGCAACCGAGCAGGCCGGCGGCACGTACCCGGCTTGGACGGTCGGCCTCAAACTTACCCGGGACGCAACCGGCCGGTTCATCATCCTCGATATCCTCCGGCTCCGTGGCTCTCCAAACCAGGTCGAAGACCTGATTACGAAAACCGCTGCAGCAGACGGCCCTTCCGTCACGATCGGAATCCCGCAAGACCCGGGTCAAGCAGGAAAAGTTCAAGTCACATACCTCACCAGCCGTCTCGCAGGATTTCACGTCTCAAGCTCCCGTGAAAGCGGCGCCAAGGCGACCCGCGCAATGCCCGTAGCATCCCAGCTCGAAGCTGGAAACCTCGCCATCGTCCGCGCTCCTTGGAACGGCGCCTTGCTCGAAGAGCTCCGGAACTTTCCACATGGCGCAAAGGACGACCAGGTCGATGCTCTCTCGCGGGCATTCGCCATGCTCACTGCGACGGCAAGCCCGGCACGCCGCCTCAATGTCCTACTCATGGCCCGTTGAAGCAGAAATCATATGTTTGAAACTATCTGCGATCTGATACCGCGTGATGTGGATTTTCCGGAACGTACCCGCACGCTCGATATCCTCAGCCGGGTTCTGGATGGAACGCTTTACGACGCGCTTCCGTACCACTTCCACGAAGAACGCACTTTATCCGGCGAGTACATCCCCCTCCGCGCCCGCCGCCCGAGCGTGCGATACGCCTTGTGCCGGATCGTTGTCGAAGATAGCGTCGCGCTCTTGTTCAGCGAAGGTCACTTCCCTACCATCGACTGCGCCGACCGCAATACCCGCAACGTCCTCGCGGATATCGCTAAAGAAACCCGCCTCAATCAACTCATGACCGAGGCGGCAATCCGAGGCTCCGTCGGCTCCGTTGCCATCTTGATGCGCGTGCTGCGCGGCCGCTTATTCTTTAGTGTCTTCGATACCGCCTACCTCACCCCCGCGTGGGACCCACAAGCACCCGACACCCTGCTCGCCGTAAAGGAGCAGTATAAGGTCCGCGGCTCGGTGCTGGCGGCAAACGGTTACGACATCGCCGAACCAAGCGTTGACTACTGGTTCATCCGTCAGTGGGATTGCGAGTACGAAACCTGGTTCGTGCCCAAACCCGCCAGTGCCCCCCCAAGCCCACCCGAAATCGACCCGGCCCGAACCGTGCGCCACGGATTGGGCTTCGTCCCCATGCTCTGGATCCGCAACCTCCCCGGCCCGTCCGCCACAGGCGATCCGAACGATGGCGCTTGCACGTTCCGCGCCGCAATCGAAACCTCCATCGAGATCGACTACCAGCTCAGCCAAGCCGGCCGCGGTCTCAAATACTCCAGCGACCCCACCCTGATAATAAAAGAGCCCGCCAGCACCGATACCGATATCGTCAAAGGCGCCGGCAACGCCCTGGTCGTCAGTGAAAAAGGTGACGCCAAGCTCCTTGAGATAGGCGGCACCGCTTCTACTGCCGTGATCGAATACGCGCGGACCCTACGCGAGCTGGCCCTCGAGAGTGTCCACGGAAACCGCGCCAGCCCCGACCGCCTTACCGCAGCCCAATCCGGCCGCGCGCTCGAGCTGATGAATCAAGGCCTGATATGGCTCGCCGACAATCTTCGCGTGAGCTATGGCCAAGGCGCTCTCCTCGCGCTCGCCAAAATGATCGTCAGCGCGTCCCAAATCTATTCCCTCCACGTGATGGGTGAGGAGGTTCCGACCCTCAATCCGAGCGCCCGCCTGTCCCTGCAATGGCCGCGCTGGTACCCGCTGACCGCCGACGATCGCCAGAAAGACGCGCAAACCCTGGTCACCCTCGTGGCTAACGGCCAGCTCAGCCGTGAAACCGCAATCAAAACCATAGCCAGCGCATACGACATCGAGGATGTCCCCGCCGAGCTATCCCGCATCGCCGCCCAACGTAAGTCCAACAGGAAATCCTAATGCCCGAAACTGAAATCTCGCCCGAAGAGCTCCTCGCTCAGCTGCGTGCCCGCACCGAGGCATTGGAGACCCAGCTTACGGCCGTGCAGCGCGAAACCCAAGCACGCCTCATCCGGTCTGAGCTGAAAGCCGAAGCCATCCGCGTCGGCATCGTCGACCTCGATGGCCTCAAACTGCTCGATACGAGCAGCGCAAAACTGAACGAGCGCGGCGAAGTCGAGGGCATCTCCGCCCTGATTAGCCAATTCAAGCGCGCCAAGCCCTGGTTATTTGGCCACTCCTCTTCGTCCAGCACCGCAAGCGCCCCCGCCGCCCAAGCGCCACGCCAGAAGCTTGCCAAAGATATGACCGAAGCCGAATGGCGCGCCGCCAGGGCCGAACTCATCAAGCGCCGCTAACCCTCCCTCCCGCGCAACTCGGTAACCCGCCCACAGGTACACTCGCGGCCGCGACCTGATTGAAGCTCGCATCATCTCCGCACGGCTCCGCTTAGCGCCCGCTCGACCACCGCGGCCGCGGTGCCGCTGACACACCCCTGCTGCTCGCACCTATTCCATGGCGTCCAAAGCCGGAACCTGCAGAGAGATCATTCGCGTTCGCTTCAACCTCCAGCTCCCGGGCATGCCGGCCAGATCTATCGGATTTCATCGACCCGGTTTCCATTCCAATCACGTTCGTTCCAGCGAGCGTAGCACGCCTAACTACTTCCATCGCTTCCAAGGTGACGCAATCCGGGAGAGCTGGCGGAGCACTCTTCAGCACTCCTGCAGGAAGCTGATCGCCTCTGCCTCGACCACTTTGGAAGAGATCGAGTTGCGTGCGGCACGCGGCCGTTGCACGGGACGTGCCAACACGCCGGAACGGCCCACTCCAAGCGGACCTTCAGACAGTCATCCCCCCATGCCAATTGACCGCGCCGGGTCCCTTGCATGTCGAGCGAGGAACGAACAAACACCCGCGAACATGGCGTTGAAGTCCAATCTTCCGATCCGGACCAGTCCGTAGATATGACCCTGAAACAACGTCACTGCAGTGTTCAACAGTGCCGGCCGTGTTGTAACAGTGTTCCGCGGCCGTTAACCGATTATCATTCTATCGTTTTGGACGACTGCAAAGGGGGTAAATGGAGATGGCTTCTAAGAGCAAGATCCTCCACAATAGCCGCGCAGCACTGGCCTGGCTTGATCGGCTAGACCGGCATCAGATGAGCCTGCATACGTTCATACAGCGACTGAAAGCATACCGCAGGTTCATGAATGGGGCTTGCCCCGATGCGCCTGGCTGGGAATCAGCACATCTCTGAGCTTTGGACCACTCTCGAAATCACATATGCTGTTGCAGCAGCCGACGACCGGACGAGCTTGACCCCAGAAGAAATGCAGCGAGTAGAAGAGGGCCTGCAACAAAATTCGCATGATCATCGATCAGCGCATTTAGGAACTCGGCAAGAATCCTTGATGCAAACGTCACCTACCTGCTGGCTGGGGCCGGATAGTGGACGAACATGGAATCTAGCCTTGAGATCCTGGACAATAGCCTCGCCGTTCTAGCATCGCTTGAACCCCTAGACCGGCAGAGATCGGTCTATAGAGCTGCTAAAAGCGTACCGCGCGCTGATGGACGAGTTGCCCCGGCTCGCGTGATTGGAACCACGACTTGTTCGGCCTATAGGAAGCACTAGTCACGCGGTTGCAGCAGCCGACGACCCGACGAGCTTGACCCCAGAAGAAATGTAGTAAGTCGAAGAAACCTGCGAAGAGGTCCGCACCATGATGGAGCAGCGGATTTCGGACCTCCTCAAAGATCCTTAACACCACCGCCTTTCTGCCAGAGCCGTCTCCCTCACCGACATGGCCCCTCGTTTCGAGCTCAAAGCGAAACTGGCCTAGCACGCCCCGTGCTTTCAATTGGCTGGTCTCCCCCAGAAAACCACAAATCCTCACCGCGCGCATGAGCAGAACATCACGCGCTGTAGCCCCGCCTCGATCTCCACCACAATGACCCGCGCTCCCCCAACTGGAGCTCGGAAGACAACCCACGCACCAGAAACTAACAAAGGACCATCTACATACTATGGGAATTCAGAATTTCCCCCCAGCGCTTCAGCCAATAGTCCAGCAAGGCTTCCTCGAGCGCGAATTCGAGCAGGCGCTGAAATCCCGCCTGGGCTATCGCGCCGTCGCCGACCGCGAAGAAGTAGCCGTAGGCATCGGTGAAACCCTCACCAAAACCCGCGCCGGCCTCAAGCCGAGCGTCACCACCCCCGTCGCTCCGGCCACCAACACCAATCTCGACAACGGCCTCACCCCCACTACCTGGGGCGTCGAGCAATACACCCTCACCATCAACCATTACGCGGCGACAACCGACCTGAACATGGTCACCAGCCGCGTCGGCATCGCCAGCCAATTCCTGCAGAATGCGTATGCCAACGGTGAACAGGCCGCCCGCAGCCTCGACGAACTCGCCCGCAACGCCCTGTTCGCCTCCTATTTTGGCGGCAACACCCGCGTGCGCGCCACTCTCAGCTCGGCCAGCCCCACCCTCCAGGTCGATGACATCCGCGGCTTCACAAACACCTTCCTTAACGGCGTCCAGGTTCCCGTAAGCAGCGCAACATCCCTCACCGTTACGGTGGGTGCAAACACCTACACCCTGATCGGCGCCTCACCCGACCCGGCGAATGTCTCGACCGCTCCAGGCGGCATCTCCGGAACGCTCACCTTCTCCTCAAATGTTTCCGTAAGTGACGGAACGGCCGGCAACACCGTGACCGCCGCCGACGCTTCGGTCATTATCCGCCCCGCCAACCGCGGAAACACGTCGCAGCTCCTCGCCAGCGACATGCTGACTATGTCCTGCCTCCTCGATGCTGTCGCCAAGCTTCGCCTCAATGCCGTCCCCGAGATCGAGGGCGTCTACAACTGCTATCTCGATCCCATCTCGGCCCGCCAGCTCTTCGCCGATC